AGCATTTGTATGTTCGATCATAAAGTTTAACTGATAAACTGTTGTAACACCTGACGGAAGACCATATGCTTCAGATGCTGCGCCCGAAAGACCAGTAATAACATGCAAACCAGTAACAACAGGTTGTGCTTGCATACCAATGATTTCGCCGATGCGAATCAAATCTTCTCCGCTGTCGAGAGCAGAAAAGTCATCAGTTGAAAGAACAACAGATGTGTTAAGTGTGTAGAAGTCAATGGCTGAGGTAAGATGTTCGCCGTTTGCCAATGAGCCGTAATCTCTATCATTTGCGAAAGATGTGATAGTCATTTTATTTCTCCTTTTTAAAGTGTGTAAATGAACAATTAGTTCATCTACTATGATATTATTTAGTCCGGAATGCTATTTTTTTAGGATGTTTGATCTACAAACTATTAGAGCCAAAAACTATGTTTTGGCTCTAATAAGTTAATATAACGACCAGTAATTATGAATTAATGAAATCACCCAACGGATCAGAAGATACAGATGGGAATATACTATTAAGACCAGTTTCATCTTCGAGAATGCAATTATCTGGACGAATAGTCATTGTAATGTTAAGTGGTTCGGATGATGAATAATCTACTTCACCATATGTTACTGTTTTTAAGAAACAACCTTCTAGAGTCCAAGCCGCTGTTGCCGAATCAAATCCGCCGTTTAGCATTTGAATTTGCATGGTGAATTTATAATCTTGGCCGGCGCGATATCCCGTTTGATTGTAATGATCTAACTGTGTTTGTAACTGTGATCCTACAGCTTTTGTAACTGTATTATCTACTGTATCACGAACACTTAATTCAATATCTGACCATTCATGTTTTCCCGCATAGTATGCACGTGAGTTATAGGAATGAACTGTGACTTCTTCGTGTGTTAGCGTAGGTAGACCGCATGTATTTGTATTCAATGTGATCGGATCTGTTGCTGTTACGCCGCCAGTTGCACCTTGACCAAATCCTAGCAACAATACTCTAAAGCGATACTTTAGTTTTGGCTGATGAATTGGGCCCTGACCTTGCATTCCGGTAACATTAATCCCGAACTTATCTATAGTCTTTACTGGGGGCGGCAAAGGAATTGACATGTTATAAATCTCCTATTAATAATCTTATATGTTTATTTATTCGAGGTGAGGATTTTTAAAAATGGCTTTTTAGGTTAAAAAGCTATCTATTAAAGGACAGATGAAGCCTTTTTCCGTAAAGAGTTCAGGTTTTGCTTCTTTAAGTTGACCAACTAACTCTTTAATATTCTTTCCAGCTTCTAGCATATCTTTGTTTGCATTTGAAACTCTGGTTGCAAGTCTGTCGTAAACTTGCTGCGTAATAGATAGTGTAGATTTATACAAATTAACTTCATGTAACACCATCTTAGTTAAATTTCTATCAATTTTAAGTTGGTTCATAAGTTCATTTGTAAGCGGGCGTAATTCTGTTCTACGAAGTTCATCGGCCGAATCAATATCATTATGATCCATAATTTTCTTTTCTAAGAAAACAATTACTTGTTCATATTCTTCAATTTTTAATCTTGATTCAGAGTGTAGTTTATTAATTTCTAGTGTTAATCTATTAGATGAATGAGCAGATTTGTCCTTATTAAAAAACATTTTTTATCTCCGAAAAATAAACTACATCTAATAATAACATAATAAGATTATTTAGGAGGACGTACCATTGCCATAATTAATTCTACTAAAATTAGTAAAATAATTGTATGATCTGTGTTCCAGTTCCAAACCCACTTTACATAAAAATTACCAATCTTTTGATATGATTTTAATTCTTCTTTGGCATATTCTAAAATAAGATTAACGTCATGTTTAGAAACATAAGTTCCTATTTTATCATCAAACCCCAATTGCTGTAAAGTATAGTTAATATCAACGTAACTATTTTGAAATACCGTTTTAATACTCTTTGATGGTGTATCGCGCAATTCTTTTGCTGGTTTGAAGATAGCTAGGCGAGCCTGCTTCATGCTATTCTTAGATAAAATATTTGCTATTACAAAATTCATTTAATCCGTCTCATAATTTACTCCTAATAACAGTATTACATATATCATAGCACCAAGTCTATATTTGTCAAGTCTCAACAATATCCTCTTGATTTTTATAGCATTTATGTTACAATATAGGTATGGTTGCTGCTTATACATTTGATGTTGCGAAAGATTTTGACGGCATGGGAAGCCGAGCAGAAAATACCTTAAAAAAATGTGGCTTTAATTATCAAGTACGGGCTGTTGCTGATACTTTAATAGAGTTTATAGAAAAAAATAATATCCCATATTCTGTATTGATCTTCAACAACTTCTATGAGAATAGTATAATTTTTATAAACGAAGAAGATATACATATAAAAATCGTATTGATTCTTTTTGTCTTTCCCGAATTGTTTCTTGTGGATTATTCAATAAATTTAATCAAGTTTCTGTTTTAAAAGATTTTAATAAGCACCTCAACAAAGAATGCCGTGATAAATTTAAACTAAACAAGCGCGGGCAAGAAAGTATCAGAAAAACCTATCTAACATGTATTACGAGCTTCGCTGTGAAAATGCATATTATACTGACGAGAAAGCATGTTCAAAATTAATTTTTGCAATTTTACTAAACTATAAAAATAGCGGCCGTGAAATTACTAGTATGAGAGATTTTTGTAAAGTTATCGAAATTTCTCCATGTAAAGAATTTTTACGTATTAAATTTTTAGAAGAAAGCCAGGCTGCTGAATTTATTCTTTATTATGGCGCAGAATTCCACAAATAAAAAAGCGAGAGAAATCTCGCTTTTTTAAAGTCACACTTTATATTTTTTATTGTTATTGTGTCAATGCTACTTGCAATGCTACTGGTATGTATATAAAGTCTATTGCGAATGTAGGAACAACAGCAATATCAATATACAATTCATTAGCTGCAATTGATTCTGGTGTATTATTTGATGAATCACAAACTACAGCAAAGTCAGTAAGTGCTCCTTGACCAACTAATGTTGTCAAGAAACTTGTTGCTGTTTTATATGCAGATGCCCGAGTTTGCGGAGTGTTCAATTCAAACAAGAATGATTCAAACAATTGCGGAAGAATATAGTTCAAATAAACTACTGTTCTTGCTACGTTAACGCGAGTTGTTAATCCTGTTGCATCCGCTGTAAGTGTCTTATCGCCACGAACTAGCAATCCTTGACCAGGAATAAACAAAATCGGATTAATATTGTTTGTATATAGCGTATCACGTTGACCTTTGTTTACGTTATATGGTACATATTCATGCGTATTGATATCGATGTATCCAACACTTGACGCATTATTTACGATACCGCGACGAGTTCCTGCTGGCGGAGTCCAAGGATATCCAACACGATCATTATAACCATAAACATTAAGAGCAATTGTTGATGAGGGAATTGCAACACTTGTTCCATCAACGTTTGTTCCCAAGCCCCATGGATAATACATTGCTGCATAATCATATGCTGTAATACGACCAAGTCTACCATCAGTTGCAACATTTGCTGCATCTTTTGCCCAATTATTAATTGATGTTGCATCTGGTGTCAATGTTGCAGGGACATCGGTGATAATAAATGCTGTTTCTTGACGATCAACATTCAATGTAACTAAGTCTGCAAAAAGTTCTACATAACCGGGAGCCGCTAGAAGATTGAAATATAAGTTAGGATCTTGAACCGCTTCATTGCCTACAATTTGTGCCGCAATAGCTGTTACAACAACTGCACGTTGAGCAAAACTACCCATAAGTGCTGTTCCGGTATTATCATTTCCGGATTGAGAAATCCAACGACCTGGATTTGCATTTAGATATGCAACAACCGCTTCCTGTGAGCCGGGATGCGCTGTTTCATATGCTGCATTCAAGAATGTACCAACTGCAACGCCCGATGTTGTTACACCACTGAAATATGAATTACGACGAACTTTAACGTTGTCTGATCCAATTTCTGTATTAAACAAAAGGATTCCTGCAGGGAAAATCTGCGGATTCAAAACTTGTAAATCTACTGGATCTACATAATCTGAACGTAACAAATCTTCTGGTGCTATGCTCTTTGGTTGTGCTGTATATGAATCTACTGTCAACAACCAAGGTGCTGTATTTCCTGATAGTGCTGGGCCCGAATCTTGACGTACATCACCGAATACAACGCCCATAGGAGTTGTATGGTCTGTATTATCTACGAGTGACCACGCGCCGTTCAAAAATACATAAATTGCTGGATAACCAACTACGTTATCTGACTGTATCCACAAATCATTATTTTGAAGTGGGTTACCATTTGATTGTGTAGTAGGCTGTGCTGATGTAACCTGCGGACCATTTGGATCTGTTGCTGGATACATTGTAAGATAGCCAACCCATTGGTTTCCGTTATTAACCATAATATCAACATTCAAAGACGGATTAAACCAAAGTGTTCCTTCTGTTGCTATTGTAGTTGGGGCATTGATTGACGCCGTATAAGGAAGTTCAATCCAATTTGAGAAAACACCAATCGGAAGTCCAGTAAGTGCCCATGAGGCATGTCCGGTTGAATCTTGTAAGTTTACAGCAGATCCATTATTTGATGTGATAGTTATTTGACTACCGGTTGATGATGCTACGATATGCGGTACTGCTCCTGATGTTGCTATTGCTGCATTTATTGCTGTAACTGCTTGTGCTGCTGTTTCTGTTCCAACAAATGTTACTGGAACTACAGTATGTGTGCCTATTGCCAAACCTGCTGACGCCCTAGAAGTAATATTAAATGTTCCGGCGGCTGGTGTTGTAAATGTTGCTGATACACTTTCTGCCGCAAGTGATGCTAATTTCTTAATAACAAATGTTGCTTCTGGTGATGTTGATGTGCCTAATGTGTTATATTGAACATACAATTCACCTAGTGATAAGCCTTGAGCAACTTCTGCAGCCACATCATCTACATAAAGTGGTGCTGAAACTGTTTGAAATTGTGAAACTGAACTGTTGTACATTTTTATAACAAAGTTTGCACCGAAGTTTGGATTTGTTGTTTTAATCCAAATATCTCCTGCATGTAATCCAGATGGTACTGAAGTATTTGGTGCGAATACTAAATTATAACCAGGTGTTGTGAGTGCTGGTGTGCCTAGTGCTGTTAGAACAGCGGGTGTTCCACTAATTGTAATTCCTAAACCTGCGGTGTTTGTAATAACCAATTGTTCATTTGCTAATCCACCAGCAGATGCCGTAATATTTGCAATTGCTGCTGTGTTAATATCTGTAATAAGAGTTGCAAGTGTTGCTGCCGCTGCTGCACTAACTGTATCATCAATCATCGTTACAGAACCACTCAATGCAATTGCATTACCGTTTGTAATTGTTGCTCCGGAGCCCATTGAGATGCTTATATTAGCAATAATCGTTCCGGCGAATGATGTGCCAGTACCTAATGTTGCAGATTGTCCAACAACAAAGTATACACTGTTTGTTGCATCACTATTTTCAATAATAACTGATGATTCGCTTGCTGTTACTAAAGTACTAGGTGTTGTGATTACAATTTTTTGATTTGATAAGTTTTGGAAATTAAGAGTCAATGTTCCGGTTAATGTACCAACTGATGAACTATAAACACCGGGAGTTAATGTTTGTCCGCCGAGATCACCGACTACAGGAGTTGCCGATAGTGCATTTAATGCAGTATATGCAGATGTTGCGTCAACTAAAGCTTGAATTGTTGCTGCATCGTTAACGGCGTGAATTACGCCTGTTACAGTTGCACTTGTCATACCCGTAATTGCACTTGTTGCGCCAACGTCACCGACTAATGCAGATGCGCCGGTATTAGTAACTGCAGCGCCTGCAAGTGCAGCAAAATTAGCCGCTGTATGAAGTACTGTTGAAGATGAAAGAATATTTACTGTGGTGCCATTAATAACCAATGATCCGGCTGCATCAATTGTTCCCGGAACTTGTACAGTTCCCATTAAAACTGTAGGACGTGCTGCACGCCATGCTGGTGAGCCAACCAAATACCAAAGTGTAGAAATTTTTTCATACATTTCGATTTCATTATTTGAATTTGATGTAACAACTGCCAAATTTCCTGCTGAACCAAATGTTGCTAGAGGAACACCTGAACCATCAACTTGATCTAATGTGGGAGTTAAAACTGCTAATTGATTCCAAGCCAAGCCAGCAATTGGGTTTCCATTTGCTCGGAATGCGCCGAATGAAGAATTTGTATAATCAAACCAATATGTGCCGTTTGCTGGCGCTGCTGTTGGCTCTGATTCTTTTTCTAACAATTGTGATACGTCTAAATCGGCACGAATTACATTAACACTATTTGCCAAACCAAGATATGACCAGGCAGCATGAAGACCAACTTCATTAGTTTCGTCGCCTTGTTGAACTGTTCCATCTACTATATTAAAGAACGGATTGCCGAATGTTTGTAGCAATTCTCTCTGTGATGTAAGAGTATAAATCTTGCCTGCATTTGCTGGAAGTGTTCCGGGAGCAATTGTTACGCCATCTGAAAGAAGTTTATTAGATGCTGTAGCAAGGAAGATTGTTGGGACAGTTCCCGCTGCAACTGCTGGTACTGATTGTACTGTGCTTACTGAGACAGCAATTCCGGGCGAAACTAGTTGAACCATTTGTGACTCCTATTATAAATTCATTTGTTCACGCGACGGTTTTAAACCACGCGATCTATAAGTTTATTTATCAAAACAAATAAGAAAAGTGTTAATTTTGAAGTAATTACTTGTATTTCAAAGACTAATAATTGTGTGGTTTACGTGTTACTAGCACCAACTACTCTATAGTATGATGACTCTGCATTGTGGTCTAAAATTGTAGAACTAATTTTTTACCAAAAGATGCCAGAAAATAAACACTGGGTTCGGTATATCTGAGGTTGGTTTTTAACCAATAACCACGCTTGTAGGAGTTCCGCCGTCTGCATAATTTCTTAACTGTTCTTCTAAAGCAAGCAATTCTGCTTTAGCTTCTGCTTTAAGTTGCGAACCATTTAATGATACTCCGCCTTGTGGCCCTGCAAGAGATTGAAACTTTTCACGTGCTTCACCTAATATCATTTTTGCATATGCTATAGAACAGTCCAATAACCACATACCGGCATATGGG